CTTGGCGTAATGAAATTATTGGGTACACTGCCAGAGCCACCACAGACGACATTAAACCCAAATATCACAACAGCCATGAGCCCAACTATGTGTTTAATGTAGATCGACAAGGGCCCAATAATAAATTTGTTGTTGTGGTAGAGGGGCCATTTGATGCCATGGCCATTGATGGTGTTGCTGTATTAAGCAATCAGTGCAATGAAGTGCAAGCAGACATAATTGACAGTTTGGCACGTGAGGTCATTGTGGTACCTGATAGAGATCGTGCAGGCGTCAAGTTAATTGATGCGGCCATTGAGTATGGCTGGTCAGTGAGTTTTCCTGTGTGGCAAGAGACCTGCAAAGATGTCAACGAAGCAGTTACTACATATGGTAGGTTGTTTGTATTAAAGAGCATCATTGAAGCTAGAGAAACCAGCAGATTAAAAATTGAATTAAAAAAGAAGCGATTAAATAACGTATGACAAAAGAATACACAAGAGAATTACAACAACTATTTTTAGAAATGATGCTACAAGACGCATCCAGCTATGTGCGTGTGCAGAACATTTACAATCCCGATAACTTTGATCGTAGTCTGAGGGCTGTTGCTGAATTTATTAAAACACACACAGATGATCACAAGACGTTGCCCACACATGAACAGATACGGGCCACTACAGGAGTAGAACTAAAGCCAGTACCCGAATTAAATGAAGGTCACTATGAATGGTTCATGACCGAGTTTGAGCAGTTTACTAAAAGACAAGAATTGGAACGTGCTATTTTAAAAGCTGCAGACATGTTAGAGGGCGGAGACTTTGCCCCAGTTGAAAAATTAATCAAAGATGCAGTACAAATATCATTGACCAAAGACATGGGCACAGATTACTTTGCGGCACCCGGTGAGCGTATTAATCGATACTTCAACGCAGGCGGACAAGTGTCAACAGGATGGCCGCAAATGGATCGACTGTTGTATGGCGGATTTAGTCGTGGTGAACTCAACATCTTTGCTGGTGGCAGTGGCAGTGGCAAGAGTCTTGTGATGATGAATATTGCTCTTAATTGGTTGCAACAAGGACTGTCAGGAGTGTACATTACACTTGAACTGTCAGAAGAACTCACAAGTCTGCGTACTGATGCCATGTTGACCAGCATGAGTACAAAGGACATACGCAAAGATATTGAAACAACAGAGCTCAAGGTCAAAATGGTGGGCAAAAAAGCAGGCAAGTATCGTGTCAAAGGTCTGCCAGCTCAGAGCAATGTCAATGACATACGCAGTTATTTGAAAGAGGTGCAAATACAGACCGGAATCAAGATAGACTTTGTCATGGTGGATTACTTGGATCTCGTGATGCCAGTCAGCATCAAAGTCAACCCCAATGATCAGTTCATCAAAGACAAGTATGTGAGTGAAGAACTACGCAACTTGGCCAAAGAACTGGGCATCTTAATGGTTACTGCATCGCAACTTAATCGTAGTGCTGTAGAAGAAGTAGAATTTGATCACAGTCATATTGCAGGAGGTATCAGTAAGATCAACACAGCAGACAACGTGTTTGGTATCTTTACAAGCCGTGCCATGAAAGAGCGTGGCAAGTATCAGATTCAATGTATGAAGAGTCGTAGTTCAACAGGTGTTGGACAAAAGATTGATCTTGAATACAACATTGAGACCATGCGTATTACAGATCCGGGCGTTGATGAAAACTCTGCAGGCGGGCCGCCCAAGTCATTCAGCATTATGAGTCAAATCAAGAACAAGGTAGTTGCAGAAGCTGCAGATGCACTTGAAGGCCCTGCAAAGTTTGAACGTGCAACAGGTGTTCCAGCGTGGGAACAAAAATCTGCTCCGCAGGGTGAAGCTCAAACATTTAGACTAAAAAACATGTTGGCGGGATTAAAGTCAAAAGCAGAATGAAAGACCTACACTGCCCAATGATCCATGGCGGATTGCAGATCAATTTAAAAAACACTGAGCATGGTGTACAAATTAATCATTGTTGTTTAAGACCCGCCAGCGATTTAATCACCGTTCCTGTAACAGATAATTTGTGGAATAGTCCACAGCTTATTCCTTTACGAGAAATCAATAAACAAAATAAATGGGCACCTGGTGCAGGTTGTCAAACGTGTCAAGGCAATGAACTCTCGGGAATTCCCAGTTTACGTACTGGCATGTTGGAAATGTTTGGTAAGAATGAAGATCTGAGTGGACCACAACGTCTGGACTTGATGTTTGATATTGGATGTAATCTAGCTTGTCGAACATGCGGCCCAGATGCAAGCACCTACTGGCAAAAGCATCTAGCACTCAACAACATATCATATACAGGTCCTTCTAAAACTAGTCGAGTGTCCGACATGATATCTATACTGAAAACTCTAGATCTCAGCAATTTAAAAATGGTGGTATTTTGTGGCGGAGAAACATTACTGGGCACAGGGTATTGGGAAGTGGCACAGGCCATTGCAGATATGATGCCCATGGCCAAACATCAGCTGACTTTAAGTTTTCAAACCAATGGCACTCAGTTGATCGATCCACGTTATTATGAACTAATAGAAAAATTTCATTTGGTCAAGTTAAACATCAGCTTGGATGCAGTTGGCGAACAATTTGAATACTTGCGTTGGCCCGCAAGTTGGCAACAGGTAGTGGATAACATCATGCTCATGAGGGAAAATCTGCCAGTTAATGTCATGTTTTTGATTGAAGAAACAATGAGCGTGTTTAATTTATTTTATCAAAATAGATTGGATGCCTGGACCAAAGAAAATTTTGCAACCAACAGACTGGGAGATGTTGTCAATCATACCAGGCATATTGCATACGGCGCCTATTCTTTAGACAGTCTCAGTCAAGAATATGTGGATTCATTGAGGCATACAGATCTAAACAGCTTGATTTCACCCAATTGGCAAGAGAGACCCACACGAATCAGCAATATGATTGAAGATATAAAAAAGTTCGATGCAATAAGAAATCAACGCTGGAACAAGACCTTCCCTGAAGTTGCAGAGTTTTATAAAAGATACCACTAAATATAACATAAATTGGAGTAAATCTTGCAAAAGAGAGTTCGCAGTATATTAGACGAATTGGATACACTGCTGGTACACAAAGATCGTGAGAATCTTGTGGAAAGCCGTGCCACCCATGTTATACAGGGTGCAATTAATCTAATCAACTACATCCGTGAGAATTACGATGCTGAACAAGCAGGTGAGCTTGAGCGTAGATTACTTAACAGTATTCGCACACAAGAGCCTGAAAAATTTAAACGTGGTGTACGGAGATTAAAAAGTGAAGATTAATGAAATCATAACTGAAGCTTGGGGCATGGGATATGACTCTAAAACTGGACAAGCCAAAGGTGTATTGGGCAGATTGGCCAGTGACTTTGTTGGAGCACACAACTATGCCGCGACAGCAGACATGATGAAGAATCGAGCAGACAAAGCCAAAATGAAAAAAATGGCAGCCGACGCCTCGTCAAGAACTCCTGATGAATTGGCCAACACTGTTAGAAGTGATATGCCTGGAACTGCGGACCAAATGATTACACCTGATGCAGTCACTGATCCAGAAAACAAATTCCTAAAACAGTGGGAACTAGTAGACGACAATCCTCCCACAGTCACACATCAAAATTCAACATACCAGCGTGACGAACATGGCAAATGGATTGACTTTAAAACTGGTAAACCAGTACCAACAAGAATTGGTCAAACATTGGATCGTGTTAGTCCTCCCACTGGTGTCGCAGGCACAACAGACACAAATCAGCTACCGGCCAATGCTCTAGCCAAACCAACTGCCCCAATCACTAGACCAGCTGCCCCAGCCACTGCCGCATCTACAGCCACACCTCCTGTTGAACAAAAAGCTCGATTGACACAAAATCCAGATGGCAGTACAATAATTACAGACAAACATAATGTCAAGTGGACTAAGCCATCTGGCAAAGATTATTGGGTTGGCCCACAAAATGCCATTGTTATGCCAGGTAACGAACAATACGACAAATTAGAAAATTTCAGTTTAAATGAAACTCTTAAAGAGTCTAGAAGTAGAAAATAAGTTATTCCATGGGTGGTAATGTAATAAAATCAAGCAGCCCCGTTAATCAATACGAGGTCAAGAACATCATTGATCGTGTGAGAATTGAACTGCCTTCATCACTGTTAAAGAACATGGAGACGGACATTGGATCTGCAGGATTTAAACCCACAAGTGGCGATGTGGACATCATGATTGATGCCAATGATCTAGTCAAGCAATACCAAACACAGGATGAGGAAGATGCTGTACTTGCGGCCAAACGCACACTGACACAGTTTTTCAAGGCCAAGGATATAGAAGCAGTGCTAAATGGTCGCAATGTCAGTATAGGCATACCTTATCGAGATCAACGGTCCAACAAGCCCCTGACTGCACAAGTTGACATCATGGTCATTGACGATGTCAAAACAGTTGCACCATGGCATCAACATGGCCCACGTGGCTGTTATGATGATGCCACATTCAAAGGCAATGCAATATTCATATTGATCAGTAGCATTGCCAAATATCTAGGACTAAAGTTTGATCCATTTGCAGCCAATCTGACCAACAGAGCAACAGGCGAAGTGGTTGGTCGTACAAGAAAACAAGTGTCTCGAATACTGTTAGGTCCCAAGGCCAAAGAACGAGATTTAGACAGTGTAAAGTCAATTGTGTTGGCGTTACAAGATGATCCTGATCAAGAAGGCAAATTGGCACAGGCTCGACAGGATCAAGCCAAGGGATTGATTACACTACCTGACAGCAAGCCCACTGTGGGCACAGCAGAATGGTTTAGATCAATGGGTCATCACATATGAAACTGAATTTTATTGACACATTGTTCGAAGGAGCAACCAACATACGTATTCCTCACCCCGAGGATGCTGTATTTGACGGATCTGCTGATGCAAAAAAATATCTAGATGCATTGTTGGAAATTATTAAAAATCCCAACAAGATCACCATCAAATGGGATGGCGGAATTGCACTTTATTTTGGGCGTAAACCCAATGGCGAATTCTTTTGTTCGGACAAGTACATGTACGGCAAAGGCAAATTGGCCACAGATGTCAATCAATGGATTGAACATGACAAGACCAAACGTTCAGGAACTCTACGCCCAGATCTATACAACAAATTGAAATTAATTTGGATGGGACTTGAACAGTCTGTGGGCCAAACCAAAGGCGTGTTCATGGGCGATCTCATGCATACTGGCAAACTAAAACCCGTTGATGGCATGTTTCGATTCAAACCCACTACTGTGGAATACCGTGTGCCCGTCAGCACCAACGCCAAGCCAAATACACTGGGTGCATTGATTGCCGGTAAGCTGGGCATTGTGGTTGTACACAAGTTCAACGAAATTCCCTGGGATGGGGTAACGGGATTGACCAATTCCGGTAATATTGCCATTATTGCTCCAACAGCAGGCAACAAGTTCACACTCAATACACCCACACAGTTGGTCAGGGCCGCAG